GCTGGAGGGTCGCGAGATTATTTATGATCCTAACCAAGCCGGCGGTGTGCCGTCGCCAAGTCAAGGTCCGGGCAACAACGATACCTGGGGAGCGAAGGTCGCGAGCGTGCCGTTCATTTCTAAAACGTTTCCGATCGTTGGTCAGAAGTTTCCGCCAGGTGTAGTGGTTCCTGAACTGCCGTTCATGGGGAAGCAGCTGCAGGAAGGTCGTGCTTCGTCAGAAAGCAACTGGCTCCAGGAAGCGTTCGTCACGGTTTACGGGACGGTCTATGGATGGCTGAAGCCATCGGGTGGATTGTGGAAGCGCGGGGAAAACGTAACTGTGAATTCGCCGATGCTGGTGATGAACGGCATCCCGCTCATTCTTAAAAGCGCGACGTTCAGTCAAGACAATTCCACGGGAACGCGGACAGTATTAGAATTAGTGAACACCAAGGCTCTCGGCGAAGGTATACCAAGGCCCAATCAATGACGATGCGAACTACTCTTACTGACGCTGCTCGCAAGGCGCGCATGGGGACGGCGCGGGCGACCGTTCGCGAGTTCGATGACGATCACCTGATGCAGCAAGTGAAGCAGGCGGATGTTTATCATAGCGAGACACCGTCAGACTTCGAACGCTGGCAGCCGGTCGGCATGACGGCGTTCCCGATCAAGCAGCAGGAAGACGAAGAGAAAAAGAAGCAGCCGGTTGTAAAGGGAAATCCGTCTGAGGACGGTGACTGGAACCATGACCAGCCGACTGGTCCTGCGGCTGAAGCCATCATGATGTATGTTGGTGGTTCGCGTTCGCATCCGGTCGCGATGGTAGATGACAGGCGTGTGCGTCCATATGGAATGAGTGAAGGCGAGGGTGCGCATTATGCTCCGGACGGTTCGGAGCAGATGGTGTTGTTCAAGGAGAATGGGACCTATGTGGTTTCGTTGGATGGACCTTCTGTTAAGGATAAGAAATCTAAAAAAGAAAGGTTCGTCAGTCTCCGCCACGTCACCAAGAAGATGCAGACGCACAAGATCGACAAGAAGGCGTCTTCATCGTCAGGGCAATCTGCACCTTCCGCACAGGCTCTCGCCGCTGATGGCCAATCTGGCAGCAGTGGCGGCGGACAGCAGCAAGAGAAATACAAGCACGAGGGCGATGCAGTCAACACCGAGATACGGTGCACTGGCAGTCGTATTGAATTTCGTGCGGGAGATACGGTGGTTGGTTACTACGATAAAGGATCGCAGACTTGGTTTCTTAAAGGCAAAGTGGTCCAGATCGAAGGCACCGACTCAATCAGTCTGAAGTCCGATAAACGCATCGAGACTGTCGGCAAGACATATCTTGGTCTCGATCAGAAAGATGAAACCATAAACGATAAAGTCGTGACCGAAGGCGGACCGACCAAGCAAGTGTACGGGAAGGTTGGGTGATGGCGACTATTCAAGAAGTCTCCCCCGCACCTTGGCGGATGCGGCTGATGCCCGCTTCGTATGCTGGTGTAGTGTTCCATGTCGAGCATCAGGGACGCAGCGGCGGCCGGCGCGTGGTGCTGCACGAGTATCCGAAGCGGGATACTCCCTACGCTGAAGATATGGGTCGGGCGGCAACGCGATACCAGATGACAGGCTATCTCATTGGGCCGTCATATCACATTGGCAAGAAGGCCTTGATGACTGCTCTGGACGGAAGCTCTGGGGCTCCGCTTATTGATCCTTACCTGGCAGAGCCGAAGATCTGTATCTGCGAACGATACAGCGTCACCGAAAGCCGAGAGCGCGGCGGCTACTGCGCATTCGAAATGGGGTTCGTGGAAGTCGGTACTCCTGGCAACGATCCTCAGCAGATGAACAGCGGGCAACAGTTGAAGGGACAGGCCAGCAACACGGGGGATGAAGCAGCCAGCAGCCTCAACTCGGCGACCCACGACGCCAGTCGTTCCGGGCAGGGGATCGGGCACGCATGATAGTCAGTGGGATAAAGTCTGAGAGCTCGGAGGCCTTGGCTATATCAGTCAGGCTCATGGATGCATTGATGAGTTTCTCGGTATCTACAACTGGCTCGCAAGGGGCAGAGCTGCGTTTGGCGGTAGGACGGTTTCTGAGCGACTTTGGGAAGTCGATCAATGACGCTGTCCTTGGCACGAAATTGTGGACCTGTTTTGAACAGGCTCGCGCGGCAGGGGCAACGCTTAATTCAATGGACGCTGTCCGGGTGGCGATGTTTGCGGAAGCTCCAATCTACGATCTCGGTTTCGCTATTGTAAACGCGGCAGTGATTTTCTCGCTAGTAGAGCAGTCGTACATCATAGCTGAGACTGAGTATGCCAGCAGGGCTGACGTCGACGTAGTCATGGATCGTATGAACGCGGTTGTCGAAGAAGTCAAGCTGAATAAAGCGGACTCTTTCACAGTGAAGGACTACCAGAATTTCATTGCTCTGTCTGCACTGATGATCCAGCATCTGGCGATCACTGAACTGCAGTTGCCGCGTATTGTCCAGTATCATTTTCCATTTCATTACCCGGCTTTGGCTTTATCTAACCTGATTTATGGGACAGGGTCTCGTAGCGGTGAGTTGATTGCCGAGAATAAAGTGGTCCATCCGGCGTTCATGCAACGCGACATAGTGGCGCTATCAGAATGACTGACGTCAGGATCATCAATCACACCAGCCTTGCCGGGATCTGGGCTGACTGGCTGCAGCTGTCTGACGGGGCACTTGACCAGACGCAGGAGCTGGTCAACGTTGTCAAGCTCGCGCTCTTGACGGATGCGTTGGCCGATGTGACTGATATCCTTCCAGACCCTGACAGTACAGACCGGAAGGGATGGTGGGGGAACTTCGATGCAGAGACCGTATGGAACGGTTGGCCGATTGGGTGCAAGTGCTGGCTTCTGACGCGGGCCAAAATTACTCCTGCCGAGGCTAAAGAGGGTGCAACGCTATCGCGGGTGGAGAGTTATATTCGGGAAGCTTTGCAGCCTATGATCACTAATCGGATCTGCACGGCGTTCACAGTCTCGGCTAAGCGGATTGGTCTCAGTCGGATCGACGCTTTAGTGACTGTGTACCGCGGACCTTCTGAAGAGATCCAGCTTCAGTTTCAGAACCTCTGGTCAGGGATAAGAGAGTAGCGCAATGCCTTGGACCACACCAACGCTCAGGAACGTTCGCGAGCTCGTCCGCGGGGAAATCACGACCAGCCTCGGTCGGGCGTCCTTCGTTGGCAACAGCGTGTTGCGAGTGATGGCAGATGCGCAGGCCGCGCTCACGCATCTGGTGCTACGCTATATTGATTGGCTGGCGCTCCAGCTCCTGCCAGATACGGCTGAGGCGGAATGGCTGGATCGCCACGGCGATATCTGGCTGGTCAATGCGGACGGCAGTACAGGACGCAAAGCGGCAGGGCTCGCGCGTGGGTCTGTTACCATGACCGGGATCAACGGATCAGTTGTCCCCCAGGCTACTCAATTGACAGACAACGTCACGACATACGAAACTACAGAAACTATTTTAGTTGGTAGCGGTACGACTGAGGTTCGCGTGATCGCCATCAATCCTGGTAGTATTGGAAACCATCCCGCTGGGGACAGTCTTGCGTTTGTGAACTCGGTTGCGGATGTCGACGACAATGCGATAGTCGTAGATATCAATGGGGGAACAGACGTTGAGACTGACGATGAATTGCGTGCTCGGGTGTTGCGTCGTATTCAGCAGCCACCAATGGGTGGAGCGGCGCACGACTATGAAGCCTGGGCCTTGGCTGTTCCTGGGGTGACGCGAGCCTGGTGTGTCGGCAATGAGATGGGAATTGGGACCGTCACAGTGCGGTTCATGATGGACGAACTGCGCGCTGACAACGATGGCTTCCCGTTTGCATCAGACTGCGAAGTGGTTGCAGCGTATATCAATACCAAACGGCCGGTGTCTGTTGAAGACTGTTTTGTGGTTGCGCCCATTCCCAATCCGATCAATTTTGATATCATGAATTTGGTACCAGACACTACGGCCATGAGAGCGAGCATTGAAGAGAGCGTCACGCAGATGATTGATATTTATGCTGCACCAGGGCAGACTATATACGCTGCCTGGAAGTTCTCTGCAGTGATGTCTACTATAGGCGTCGTCTCATTCAACATGCCGACAGCTACTGACGATGTGATGGAGTCTCCAGGACACCTTGCGGTTCTTGGCGATATCTACTTCTCAACTCCCGTGAGTGTCGTTTAATGGATCGACACGTCAGACGTTCTGGCAAGGATTATTTACACGCCTTCTTGGCGCTGCTTCCGCATGGACCTGCGTGGCCGCGCGGAGAAGAAACTTTGCTGTGGCGAGTCTGCGCCGGTCTGATGGAGTACTGGGGTTATGTAGATGGTCGCGCAGCCGATCTGTTAGAGCGCGAGAGTGATCCGCGGAAGACGTTAGAGCTTTTACCCGATTGGGAAAGGGCATGGGGATTGCCTGACCCGTGTTTCCCAGATACCAACACTATTGACCAGCGGCGGCGCATGCTGCTTCTCAAGATGACTATGCTCGGCGGACAGAGCCGAGAATGGTTTTTGTGGGTGGCCGAGTGGCTCGGTATGACAGTGACCATTACTGAATACGCGCCGTTCATGGCGGGTGTCAGTCAGGTCGGGGATACACGGGACGCTCAGGGAGATTATCGTTGGGAAATCGGTCCGCCGG